ATATCCGCATTTTTGATCGTTCGGTCATCCAGCCGGACTACACCTCCCTTTTCAATTACGACCCAAGGGACCCGTTCAGCACTCGTGGAAGCCGCCTCGGTATGCCGGAATACTATCAGGTATTCAGTAAGTACGGGGCATTTACCGTCCATGACAGCAGGTGCCTCGTGTTCCAGAACGGCATTCTGCCAGAGAACACTACGAACTCTATCTATCAGCTTTGGGGCGTCCCTGAGTACATCCGATTGAACAAAGCGATCCGTGATGCAGAGACCGCACACCGCAGCGCTCCAAAATTGCTGGACCGCTCCGTCCAGCCCATTTATAAGATGAAGGACCTGTCTGCCGAACTCGCCACAGAGGAAGGGGAGAGCAAGGTTCTTAGAAGGCTCCAGGTCATTGATATGGCCAGGGGCCTTTTGAATAGCTTGGTGATTGACGCCGAAGGCGAGGATTACGACTTCAAGACGTTCCAGTTCAGCGGCATCAACGATGTGGTGAGCGCGTCCTGCAACCTGCTTTCTGCACTCTCCAATATTCCCCAGGTAATCCTTTTTGGTCAAGCCGTCGGGGGTCTCAGCACGACCGACGACACCAGCATGGAGAACTACTACAACTATGTGGAGCGGATCCAGAAGCGGATGCTGCGTAAAAATCTGCGTTACCTGCTGTCTATCATTTTTCAAGCTGGTCTGGCAACGGGCGAGATCGACGAGATCCCCTCCATCAAGATCAAGTTCAATCCGCTGTGGTCCTTGAATGACGTACAGCAGGCAGACCTTGATTTGAAGAAGGAACAGGTCAAGCTCGCACGGGCGCAGACTGCGCAGGTGTATGTTGGAATGCAGGCTGTTGACCCCAGTGAGGTCCGCAAAAAGCTGGCTGACAGCGAGGAGTTCGACGTCGAAACCATGCTGGACGAATACGATGACGACGACCTGTTCCCCGAGCAGGACGCTCAGGGCTTTTCTCCAGATGACTCCATCCCGAGCGAAGAACAGCCGAATGAAACGCAGGTCAATCCTGACCAGACTGCCCAGCAGAGCGGCCATATTTTTGAACAGGGCAGATTTGCGGATTACGCTCAGGGCGTCAGCATCGAGGAACACAACGCCGACCCAGAAGACGGAGGCAATGCCCCTGCTGCGGCGCCGGCCGCAACTAAGCTGCCGCAGGATATGAGCGACGAGGAAGTTGAAAACAAGCCCTCTAACAAAAAGCCGAATAAAGATGGTGCCGACAGTTCGGACTCCCCTGGATCCGTTGGCGTCCTTGTTGTTTCTGATGGTATGATTCTTGCTGGCACCCGCAGTCATGATACTGGCAGAGGATTGATTGGCGGTCCCGGTGGACACATCGAAGCAGGAGAAACGCCGGAGCAGGCGGCCACGAGAGAAACCGAGGAGGAGTTCGGCATCATCCCGAACGAGCTTGTTCTTCTCGGCCGTGGGCCGGTTGAGCCTGACACGGGATTGCAGCCTTACGTTTTCCTCTGCACGGATTATTCCGGCACTCCTATCTGCATAGACGGGGAGATGGAGGACCCGCAGTTCCTTTCCCTTGAAGAAATCCAAGCGTTGTCGTACTCGCTTTTCAAACCGTTTGCAGATGGCGTTGAGCTGATGAAAAGAGAGGTGCTTGAAGAAAGGGATGATGGTGGTCCAGGTTCCGGGCACCACGGGCACGAGGGTGTACCTGGGAAAGTTGGCGGTTCTGCTCCCGGAAACGGCGGAAGAAAAGTACACGAGGGCAGAGACATCTTGTCGTCGTACTCTGGGAAAAGAGACATAAGATCTGTAATCAAGGCACAGGGTTTCGATGGGCTTCCGAAAGTCGTGAAAAAGAAGGACTTCGACAACGCCGTCAAAGCGAGCGGTTTCATAGCCCAGAGGACGTATACGGCATCATCTGAAAAGGTGCTTGAGTTATATCGCAAGATGCTTTACAACGGCGAGTGGTATGTTGACTGCACAGTAGGCGGAGCACAATACGGACAAGGGATGTATTGCGCCGCAGACTGGGATGGAAACTTATCCGATGGAATAAAAGCCGAGATGAAGCACTACCAGGAACTTGGAGCTGAAAGAGCCATAACCGAGGCGAAAGGCGATTTTGTCAGAGGTCTCAAAAAGAAAGACTTTGAAAAAAGCTCGTACTTGTCCGGTGTTCCGCTTAGCGAACAGGAAATTTCTGTATTCAAGAAGTTAAAATCGGATCCAAATTTGAGCGGATACAAACTCCCGAATGACGAAAAAGCCGTTTGGCAGGGTATGATTGACTCCGGTAAAATGGGGAAATTGAATCTTGCATACGAAGATATGACAGATGATTTTTCTTCTTCGTATAAGGCGGCAAGCCGGACGGAAACGATCACCCTTGACCCAAGTGCAAAAGTTGTCAAATACAATGACATCGTCCAAATGAGGGATAATGAGGGGAAAGCATATAGGGATAACCAGTTGTCTCAATATGCAGCATCTAAAGGAGAGGGTTGTGAGGCGCTCTTTAAGATTCAGACGGGCCAGAAAGTTGAGAATAGCGATTTTGACAAGGTTCTGCAATGGCAAGCCACGAATCCAGAAGAGTATCAAGCCGCAATGTCGTTCGTAATTGAAGCGCAGAAAAAAGCTAGCGAGATCACATTCGAAAACATGAATATGGATATTGGCGCCTATGCAGCCCTTAAAGGTTATGATGCAATAAACGCAGAAGGGCACGGAGAAAGCGGGTCGTATACAGTGATTTTGAACAGATCGAAAGCAATCATCCTTGATGAAAGAGAAAGATCCGACGCTGATGACGGCGATGAAGTCCGCTTTGTCCCTGGAGAAAATGGGATTATGTACGCTGTGATGGACGGTAAGGTTATCGGATGGGTAAAAGCATCGGATGGCATCGATGACGTAAGTTCCGGCGAAGAAAAGTGATATTTCATTGGTGGGGTGATGACCTGTGGATAACAAACAACACCAGCAATCCGTCCAGGAAGCCGTCAAGGACAGATTTAAGGGCCGTAAAGAGATCAAAAGCAGGTCCATACCTCAATTACCCTACGAGCGCAGAACGTGAGTTCAGGAGGGTTACAGGCGGCTACATACGGCTTCTTCAACAATGCCTCAGAGATCACCTTCCCGCCATCATGGACGGCTATAAGTCAGAGTATCATCGCAAAGACGCTCGATTTGACGCCTCGCAGGAGCTTGAATCGAAGGTTCACGAGGAACTGCTGCAAGTTGCTGCTGAACTGGAACAGAAGCTCGCGGCATATGGCCTTGACCGTCTGGTCGAAAAAATCGCCAAGCTCACGGAGACCCACTCACTGCGAGAGTGGAAGCGGGTCTGCAAAGACACTCTGGGCATCGACCTGCTGAGCGACTATTACAACGCTGATTTCTACGAAGAAGCTATCCGCCGCTGGGTGTCTGAAAACGTCCAGATGATCAAGAGCATCCCCAACGAGACGCTGGGAGAAATGCGTGAGATTATCCTGGATGGTTTTAAGAAAGGCAAGACCGCCACCGACATTTCCAAAGAGCTTCAGAAGTCATATGGCATCACAAAACGAAAGGCTCAGTCTCTCGCAAGGGATCAGATCGCCACGTTGAATGCGGAAATCTCGGAACTTCAGCAGAGAGACGCTGGCTGCACAAAGTACAAGTGGTCAACCTCCAAAGACCGAAGGGTTCGAGACTGCCATCGGGAGCTGGATGGGAAAATCTTTAGCTGGGATAACCCGCCCGAGATGTGGTACGAGACCAAGGCGGGCAGGGTCTATACGGGCCGCAGATGTCATCCCGGCCAGGACTTTCTTTGTAGATGCTGCGCAATTCCGGTTTTCGATTTTGACACAGTTGATGTGCCTATATCGGGAGAAAGGGAAAAGGGTGTATGACGTGGAACAGAAGGAACGTATCAAGGTCTACATCCGCTTCCGAGAGGGCAAGGCGGTCTGTATCTGCCACCGCGACCGAAAAGGGTGCGACAGAGAATGTGAACCGGATGTAGTTGAGCGAGACAAGTTCGACGGCTGGAAGGATACTTTCCAGCGCAACCGGTATGGAAAGTACCCATACCCGGATAGACGCGATAAGAGAAAGGGCTGAACGACGTGAAGAACGCACAATCTATCAGAATTCTCACCCGGCAGATCGGCAAGACCTGCGAACGCATCGAAAGCCTTACGGACGGCATCTGCGAGGCGGACCTCTCCGGCAGCGGTTCGGCCGGCGTCTACAAAGACATCATGCTGAACGAGTTGGAGAATGCCCAGATGCTCACGCTCAAGCTCACTGAGATGGTGTCTGAGGCCGCATCTGAAGCTCAGAACAACGCAGACGGAGACAGCGGCAGCGCATTCTTTTCTGGTGAACTCAACCACGAATCGGGCGACAAAGAAGACGGTGAGGGCGATGATGACGACCCGGACAGAGGCAATCCGCCCAGCGGTCCGCCTTTTTCTGTCGGCGTGATCGTCGTCTCTGATGGTAAGGTCCTTGTCGGAACGAGGCTGTCTGATGCTGGGCGCGGCCTGCTTTGCGGTCCTGGCGGCTACGGCATGGAAGGGGAGACCCCGGAAGAAGCAGCGCAACGTGAAACGGAGGAAGAATTTGGCATCACTCCCACTGAGTTGATCCCGATTGGCGAAAGCAAAGAAGGGGAGGACGGCTTTGCCCCGCACCTCTTTATCTGCACCGCGTTCTCGGGTGAACCGGAGTGCAGCGGCGATGAGATGGGAAACGCATCTTTCCTTGCCCTGGAGTCTCTGCCCAAACTCTCCAGGCATCTTTATCAACCATTTGCTGATGGTATCGATTCGATGCTTTCCGCCCTTGGCACAGATAATAAGGACGGCAGCGAAGGCTCGGGCAACTGGGGTCATGAAGGACGGCCTGGTAAACTGGGAGGGTCTGCTACGGGTGGAGGCTCCCATAACCGTCTAGGCGATAAGAAGCAGGGTTTCAC